ATGAATGTTATTCTTAGTTTAAGAGGAACTAGCGGAAGCGGTAAGACTACCGTAGCGCGTAAGTTTCTAACCGACTACCCGACTAAGCCTCTGCCTGATCCTAACGGCAAGAAGCACTGGGGCTATGAAGTTGACCTCTCAAACGAGGGTATCAGCGAGAAGCTCTACGTCATTGGCTCGTATGAGAATACTTGCGGTGGAACTGATGGTATCAATACGCAAGAAGAGATCGCAGAACGCGCTCTTGCTGCTCATCCTAGGGGTCACGTTTTATTAGAAGGCTTGTTACTGAGCAAGGTTGGTCCGAATGCTATCACGACGAAGATGTTAGCGCCAACAAAGGCTTATGTAGCAGCAATGCTTGACACACCTCTTGAGGTCTGTCTAGAAAGAGTTCTTGCACGCAGAAAAGAAAGAGGCGACGATCGAACATTTAATCCTGAAAATACGATCAGTGCGCACAAATCTACTTATGCTGCGTGCAAGAATCTTTATGAAATGGGTGGAGTCAAAGTCGTCACGATTGATCACACCGACGCATTTAACTCTACACTGGAAGTTATCAAGAAAGCTGAAAATGGCGCTCTTTAAAGATCTGATTGTATTCACTAACGAGCGAGAGCTTATTCGTAAGCGTAAAGAAGCTGGCTTAAGAGTCTTGACTGATGACATAATACTTGGTAAATATCGTTTCTGTAATGTACGTAGGCGCGATGACCGCGTTACGGCTTGGCTATTGAAAAACTATTATACGAACAATGTGGGTGATGTTTGGTTTAAAGCATTGATTGCTCGAATGATCAATTGGCCACCGACTTTAAAATATCTTCTTGAAAAAGATGCTATCCCTCATCGTGTTGAGGAGTTTGAAGGAGCGTACTTCATTAGTTGTTTAGAAGAGTTGAAACGATCAAAGATCAAAATGTTCTCAAGTGCATATGTCGTTTACCCGACGAGGCTCAAAGGAACAAAGTCTGAGAACATGACCAATCATATCATCGCGCCTCTAGTTGATATTGCTGATGACGTAAGGCGCGCCATTGAGCAAGACTCAATTGAACTAACAACGAATGTTCTGTCAGAATGTTTCGGCATCAAAACGTTCATTGCTGGTCAAGTTACTGCGGACTTAACATACATCATGGGTCAATTGATAAACGCTACAGATTTATATACCTACGCGCCCCAAGGTCCAGGAAGCAAGCGGGGATTAAATAGACTTCATGAGCGTTATTTAAAGGCTTCATTTGAAAAAGACCAATTTACCAAGGAGTTGATTGAAGTTAGAGAAACCATAGTTGATTCAAATCATCAATTCAGTGATTTAACGCTTCATGATGTTCAAAATGTTATGTGCGAGTTTGACAAGTACCTGCGTGTCAAGTTCGGAGAAGGCACACCAAAGCAGGTTTATAAACCAACGTTGGAGTTCTAAATGGAAATAGCCGCAATAAACGTTAATCAGCTTTTTGTAGAAGCGCTTTGGAGATTCAAAACTTCAAGTGTCTTGACTCAAACTAGGAATGGAGAAGCCTACAGAATAGAAGAACCTGTTCTTACTAAAATTACTAACCCTTGTGAGCGCGTTTTGTTTTACGACCGAAGGGACGCTAACCCTATTTTTCATCTGATGGAAAGTATCTGGATGCTGGCTGGTCGTGACGACGTAGCGTTCTTAGAGCAGTTCAATTCAAATATTGGTCAATTCAGTGATGATGGTGAGAGATTTAATGCGCCCTATGGTCATCGTATTCGTCATCAGTTTGGGTTTGATCAACTGAAAGCAGTGATAGATCATCTTAAGTACACACCTAACTCCCGTCAGGCGGTCATTCAGCTTTGGGACACGGACGACTTCAACAAGAGCACTCTTGACAAAGCGTGCAATACTTCAATCATGTTCTCCCTAGTGAACGGAAGACTTGATATGCTAGTTACGAATCGTTCAAATGACTTCTGGTGGGGATATTGCGGTGCTAACCCTGTTCACTTTTCAATCATTCAGGAGTTTATAGCTATAGCTCTTAGCGTTCCTGTCGGTTGCTACTATACAGTTTCGAATAATCTTCATTTTTACACAAAGCTATATGACGCGCTTCCGATAATGATGTCTCCACCAACGTGCGAAGAAGGGTTTGATCATTACAGCTCAAATTCAGTCAAACCTAGAGACTTATACGATGGTGATTGGGAAATGTTCTTAACGGAGTGCGAGTTGTTTTGCGAAGATCCATACAAGAAGCAAGGATACGCGAATGACTTTTTCACTCTCGTAGCCCAGCCTATGGCTTATGTTAGTTATAACCGCAGGAACAAAATAAGCGACGGGTCTGAGTGGGCTAACCGAATCATCGCGTCAGATTGGCAGTTAGCTACTAAACAATGGATTATGAGAAGGGAAGCAAAAAATGTCAGCAAATAAAAATCAGATTGGCGGTTCACATTACAACACAGGTAATGATAAACAGCATTGGGATCTCGTGTATGAATATCTCGAAGGCGATTATCTCCTTGGCGCAGCAACTAAGTATATCTTTCGTTTCGGTAAAAAAGGTGATAGGTCCAAGTCTATTGAAGATCTACGCAAAGCGATTCATTTCATTGAAAAGAAAATTGAAATAATTGAGTTTGAAACTATTGCTCTTGAATATGAAAAGCAATTTGAGCTCTTTGAAGGTGATGCTACTTCAAGCTACGTTAATCAAGACTGATGAAAACAATCGTTATCGACACTGAAGTGTTTAAGAATCTTTTCCTACTTTGTGGATTGATTCTTGAGACTGGTGACCGCTTTCATATTTGGGGTCATGAGGAAGGCGCTTGTGATCGATTGAAAGAGCTCATGAAGTCCAATAACACTTTCATCACGTTTAATGGAAATCGCTATGATATGCCTGTTATTAGTTACTTCATGACTGGTAAGACTACTGAGGAGGTGAAAGCGCTCGGAGATAAAATCATTCAGGAAAACCTAATGCCGTGGGAAGCTGAGAAGTCTTTCGGCTTCAAGATACCCATGGTAGACCATATTGATTTGATTGAAGTCGCGCCCAGCTTCGTTAGTTTAAAAACATATGGTGCTCGTATGAATATGCCTGTCATTCAAGACTTGCCGTTTCATCATGACTCTATTATTAAAGATGACGATTTTGAGGTCATTTTGAAATACTGTCACAACGACCTTGACACTACCGCGGAGCTTTACAACAGGCTTCAGGGTCAATTGCAACTGCGCGTTGAGATCAGCAAGGAGTACGGGTTTGATGCACGTTCTAAGTCTGACTCCCAAGTCGCTGAGCAAATGTTCATGAAAAAGCTCAAACTCAAACGTAGAGAACCTGTCATTCCGAAGACAGTATCTTACAAAGCGCCTCACTTTATCGAGTTCAAAACACCTGAGCTCAAAGACCTTTTAAAGCGTATGGAAGCGCATTCTTTTGACGTAGCGGAGAGTGGTCACGTTATTCTTCCAGACTTCTTGAAAGATGGTCTCGTTAATATCGGCAAGGGTATCTACCAAATGGGTGTGGGGGGTCTTCATTCTCAGCACGATAGAAAGGTTTGCTACGTTACTGATGACGAGCATTGCGTAGTTGACTATGACGTAGCTTCATATTACCCTGCGATCATGCTCAACTGCAATTTGATACCGATGAATACTGGAGTTAAGTTTCTTGAAGAGTATCGTAAAGTTTTCAATATGCGCTTAGAAGGTAAACGAGCAGGTAACATGGTTATCGCTGACAGCTTGCGTATTGCTTTGAACGGAACATTCGGCAAGACCGCCAATAAATACTCACCTTTATACTCGCCAGACGTAATGATCAACATTACGCTGACAGGTCAATTGACTCTCCTGAATCTGATTGAGACGCTTGAATATCATAGGATTAGCGTTGTATCAGCGAATACTGACGGAATCATGTTGTACTATCGGAAGTTTGGTCATCCTGTCGTTGAAAAGATTATTAAAGATTTCAGTGAAAAAACAGGTTTTATATTTGAAGCTACACCCTACCGCTGTGTTGCTTTGAAAGATGTCAATAACTACTACGCGGTAAAGGAGGATAGATCTGTAAAGGTAAAAGGGATTTATAGCGCGCCAACGTTAAGTAAGAACCCTACCGCGCCTGTTGTTTCAAAAGCAGTAGCGGACTGGCTCTCAAAAGGAATAGCATTTGAGAAAACACTCAAGAGTACTTCTTTAACTGATTTCATCAGCGTAAGAAGTGTGACTGGTGGTGGGGTTCAAAATGATGAATATCTTGGAAGAGTTGTAAGATGGTATCAAACGACTGAGCAATTGCCTCCGATTGTTTATTCAACAAATGGAAACAAAGTTGCTAAGACTGATGGGGCAAAAGCGTGCATGGTTCTACCAAAAAATATGCCTCAAGATTTGAATTTTGATTGGTATTTTCAAGCTATAATTAAGACAGTCAGAGATATTGGCGCTAATAAATTTTTATAAAGATAATAACTTGAAAAATAATATTCAATCAGGTTTTGCTGAAGATGTTAAGAAAGGAGTAAGTATGGAAGAAGACCACTCCGTCTGTTGGATCGTTGACAATTCTCTAGGGAAAACTATCAAAGATGCAGCAAGGTTCGGAAAAATCGAGCATATATTTACAGACGCTGATACTGACAATATCGATCTTGTAGAGTATGCTAGAGAGGTTTTAATGGATTTCCAAGATAACGATTATTTATGTTTGATTGGCGATCCTAAGTTGGCAGCAGTGTGCGTAGGTGTTATTGCGCAAAATCGTCCTGGAATGGATCTCAGGTTGCTTCAGTTTGATTCTAGGATATTTCGTTATAACGAAGTTGTAGTACATTTTTAATAAAGGAAATACTATGAGTTTTATGAAATCGCTTGTAAAGGGCAAGCAAGAACTACCACCTAGGATCTGCATTTACGGGAACCATGGTATCGGCAAATCAACGATTGCGTCCCAGTTCCCTGATCCAGTTTTCATCAATACTGAGGATGGTCTTGATTCCCTTGACGTAACGTCATTCCCTCGTGCAGTAGAGATCAATGATGTAGTTGAAAGCATCAAGACTCTGCTGAAAGAGGAGCATACGTTCAAAACTCTCGTAATTGATAGCGTAGATTGGTTAGTTGAACCTTTGATCGTTAAAGATATCGAGAGCTCGCATGACGCAAAAGATCTAGGTTATGGTAAGGGTCAAGTATTTGTTGCTGAGTCTTTCCGTGAGATCTTGCAAGGTCTTGACGCGTTACGTCGTAAGCGTGCTATGAACATTATTCTTCTAGCGCATTCTAACGTAGTTCGTTATGAGAATCCGCTGACAGAACCCTACGATCGTTTTTCGCCAAAGCTACCAAATCGTTGTAACTCTTTATTACAAGAGTGGTGTGATGTGATAGCCTACGCAGGATTCAAGGTTATTGTCAAGAAGTCTGATGTAGGTTTCAACAATACTGTCAATCGCGGTATCACAACTGGGGAGCGGTTACTTCATGTTGTTGAAAACCCTGCGTTCATCGCAAAAAATCGTTATAGCTGTCCTGACTCTTTCGAAATGAAATACGAAGAGATAGTGAAACATATTCCCGTTGTATCTTAATAAAGGAGATTTACCATGTCTAGATTTGGATTTGATTTAAAAGAGTACGAGTCATCTAGCACTCGTGATTACAGCCCTATCCCTAAAGGTGAGTACGTCATTAAGTGTACAGAAGCCGAATCAAAGGATACAAAGTCTGGCGGTCAGATGATTGCGGCTACGTTTGAAGTTGTTGGTGATCAGTTTGATGGTCGTAAGATCTGGAACAACTTCAACATTCATAACAGCAGTGAAGTTGCTCAAAAAATTGGTCGTGAGCAAGTTGCTTCATGGGCACGCGCTTGTGGCAAGCCTAATGCTACTAGCGTTGATGAACTCTTAGAGCGTAAGTTCAAAGCCTCTATTGATATTGAAAAGGGTAAAGACGGCTACGCGGATAAGAACCGTATCGTAGGTTACGTTATGGAAGGAAGCGCTCCAGCGAAACCTAAAGCGCAGGTCTCTTTGATGGATATTGAAGAGGACGAGCCAGAGGCTAAACCAGCCAAAGGTGACAAGAAAAAGAACCCTTGGGATTAAGGAGAAAATATGCCTACCAGAAATGAACTTATATTTCAATTCATGATTTCGCTAGCAGCAAATGGCAGTGTTCAGGCTACAGATGCTTCGTATGTTTATCGGATTGCTTCAGAATTAGCTGATGAATACTTAAAAAATCAAGCGTAGTTTTTGGGGGAAAGCACTTTTTCACGCTTCGCATACGGTGTGTGAGTACCCCACCTTTAAAGGAATAATTATGAAAAAGGTAATAATCGTAATCAGCGTCTTAGGTTTAAGCGCTTGCAGTTCCGCACCACCTACGCATGTACCTATGGGTATCAACGCGCCTGTTGTAACGTTGCATTATGACGCGCAGGTTCAACAAATGAGCAGGCAGGAAGTTATTCAAGCAACGATGGATTGTGAAGGCGCAGGAATGCGTGCTTCCCCCATTATGAGTAAACGAAAGGTCTCGGGCATGCTTTCTGATATCATCATAGACATTCAATGTATTCCTAGATATAGAGTATTTTAATGGCGACTAAAAAACCGATCTCGATACCTATCCCTGTTCAAGAAGTAGAAGTCGTTCAGCGAATCTATGAAGCTATAGAAAAAGACACTAAACGCAATTTCAGGCTATCAAGGCTCGGTGCTTCTAGCATAGGTGATGAGTGCATTCGTAAGATCTGGCTCTCTTGGAGAGGGTATGATAATCCGTTGTTTGACGGAAGAATGCTCAGATTATTTGAGACAGGTAATCTTCAGGAAAAACGTATCATCGCTGATCTTAGAAAAGCAGGGTTTTCAGTCTGGGACGAGTACGAGAATAGTCTTCAGTTCGCTTACACAGATGATACCAAACACTTCGTAGTCAAAGTCGACGGAATTATTAAAGGTATTCCTGGAGCGGAAGACACACCACACGTCCTTGAAGTCAAGACCCATAATGCTAAGTCCTTTGCTGATCTTGAAAAGAATGGTTTAGCTAACTCTAAACCCTCGCATTACTATCAGGTTCAAGCGGGAATGTTGATGACAGGAATGGAACGAGGTTTCTATATCGCGCTAAACAAAGATACCGAGCACTACTACGTAAGACGTATAAAGCCTGATTACGAAGTTCAAAACGATATATTAGCTAGAATCAAACTTCTCATTGAAGCTGATTTGAAACCTGCAGGTATAAGCGAAAACTATGAGGGCTACCCTTGTCGTTGGTGTGATTACAAAGATGTCTGCTACGATAAGAAAGAGCCTATCAGAACTTGCCGTTCTTGCGAACATTCAAAGCCATTCACGAATGGTGACTGGCTCTGTACGCTCAAGAATGAAACCCTAACACTCAGCGCTCAGCTTGCAGCTTGCGACAGCTATACTCAGAAAGGAAAATAAATGGCATACTACTACTTAGGTATTGACCCAGGAATCAGCGGTGCTCTAGCCGTTTTAGATGAGAATGAGAATATTGTTCAAATATTTGATATGCCTACCTTAGAAGTGATTACAGGCAAATCAAAGAAACAAAGGGTAAACCCTCAATCAATCGTTTCCGAGCTTAGACTATTCAAGCAAGATCGCGTCGAAGGGCTAATCGAGCAGGTAAATGCTATGCCAAACCAAGGTGTTACGTCAATGTTTTCCTTCGGTCGGTCTCTCGGGGTTTTAGAGGGGGTTCTCGCAGGTCTTGACATTCCCTACACCCTTGTCACCCCGAGTGTCTGGAAAAAGCGTATGCAGGTCAATTCAAGCAAGGATGGTGCAAGAGATTTAGCTATGCGCACTTGGTCGAGTAAATCCGACTTGTTTAAACGTAAAAAAGATGATGGTAGAGCTGAAGCAGCATTGATAGCTTTATATTTAGTAAGAGAAAGAAAATGATAGTTGAGCAGGTTAAGAAATCTGAGTTTACGATTGTAGCGAATGGCGTTTGGATATGTTTCGCTAAACAACCGAGTCTTAAAGATGTTGAAGAAGCTAGAAAATTACTTGACCAATTAACTGACGAACTGATTAAGGAGAGCCTATGATATTTAGAGTAAGACACGATCGCAATGCTTTAGCCACACGTAGAAGAGCTTCGCTTTATCTTAATGGCAGATACGATCGTTTTGAGGCTTTCAAGGTTCGCATGAATTTTGGGCGAAAAAAGCCCATCCGCTGGTGGCAGTCCACTTACCAACATTATAAACTCTGGAGAGATAGAAATGGTTAATTTAATAATCGGAATA